AAGAAATAAAGTATATGGCCTATCCTTCCACGTTTCTGTGAAATACAGTACAATATTTACTGTTATTTTAGTATCAATATTCATGTTCATTACTTGGGTATATTTGTCTCGTACGTGTTCATAATGATCATCATCATCATCATCATCCCCCTCACTCTCACTCTCACTCTCACTCTCACTATTATTTGATTTATTTTGCGAATTATCTTTTAGATTTGTACGATTATTATTATTACTATAATCGTGACGTTTACTTTTTTCATTTATCATTTCTTCAGGTGTATCATCATTTGAATCATTTATTGTACTACTTAATGATGGTTCAAAAACAGTAATACTAGTTGACGGTGACTTTATTTTTTTCTCAGGTTGAGGTATAACCCCACTAACCCTAAATATATTATTTAAGAATCCATTGGATTCTTTGCCGTGGTTTACATTATCGAATTGTTGAGTAAAAGGTTTACTAATATCTTCAATACGTTTTTGGATTTTTTTGAATCCCGAGAAATCCATTTTACAGTATGTAGACAAATTATTGTTGTAAAAAGAATATAAAGTGTAATTATGTTTATTATTATACAACAACTACTACAATCGTATTTATCCTTTTTATCTTTACAGTCTTATTTATATTATAATGGAGGTTGATACTCAATCAGTCATTGGAAGTTTAGTGTATAGCGATGAAATGCCACACGCATATGACCAAGAGTCTCATTCAGATATATCGTCATTTGATTACAGAAATCACATTGATAAGAGTGCTGTAAATACACACAGACCCAATCATCATATCACGATTATTCAAGACCCTAAAGACCCATCTAAAAAAGGAAAGGTCAGTCTGTTTTCTACTGAAAATCATACTGGTTCTTCGATTATCAATGCAGTTACAGGAGTTCCTTATTACAAGGATGATTTACTTATGCGCCGTTATCAAGTTGGTTCTATGTTTGAACAAGAACTGTTTAAAGTAAATGACGTATCGGGGCGTGTTAATGGAAAATCATTATTATTGTTTTATGATGCACCGTCACAATGCGAGAGACATTTGATGATAAAGTTGTCACAATCTGTACACGAAAAATGGAATAAATATAAACAATAAGATAATTATAGTCAAAAATATTTTATTGTTTTAGAGAAAGAAAGAAAGAAAGAAAGAATATGTCTCTGAATATTAATTTATTATCTTTGAAAAGGATTGTACCTACGAATATTGTAATGGCAGTTTCAGTAGAAATAAATAAACCGACAATAAATCATGGAATTGATACCCGTTATGATACTAGTGAAATTGTATTAGACTCATCGAATTTCAACTATTTATTGAGTGTTCAAAATAATATAGATTTCCTAACAAATAAACATATTCATGTTAACTCTAGAATAGATACCGCATATTCAGTCTTGAAAATGTTAAATGACGGTTCTTATAGTATAAGTAGTTCAAATATAAGGAATGGAGGATTATTGGATAATTGGATTTAAAGCAAAGCAAGTATAATTGGATTATTTTTTATTTTTGCGACATTGGGAACCAAAACAGTACAAAAACCATTGACGAAATATTCGACGGAATATAATAATCAGTTGGTTTTACAGGGGGGTGTGTCAACAAACGAATTTGGATAAAAAAGATTTACTGGCGTATTTCCAAGACCTGCGATTGATGTACGGAGAAATGGGTGACCGAAATATTTTAAATCATAGAGGGTCGGATTCTAGTAATATTTCAAATCTTCACACTTTGACAAAAAGATTATTTTCTAATTTACATTGAATGACGCCTTCTATATCACCAGTAAAACGAATATTTACTGTGTTCAGATTTTCTTTTTGTATATATTTTTTTACGTTGTCAACGCTTTCTTCCATAGGACACTTTTTGAAATACTGACATACTGAATGTATAATGACATTGAATATATTATCACTTGTTCCATTTAGCAAAGACCAATTATAGTTATTTTCGATGTGGTGTTTTTGGTGAACTTTTGGAGATAAAAATAGATTGTACGTTAATAATAAATCTATAATTAATGGAACATATCTTTTGTGCAATTTTTCGTGTGCATACTTATGCGTGAACGCAGCGAATACAATAAAAAGAATGACAAAATATAAAAACAATTTTGCGGTTGTGTTCTTTAAAAATAAATAGAAGAATAATAGTGGCAAAGTAAAAAATGAAACGGCAGTTACGAAAATAGTTGTGTCAGATACGTCTTTCCAATTAGATGGAAAAATATGATGACAAGATGCATATCCATTATGTGTGTCAATAACAATATGTTTATTCTCTATTCTATATTCCTTCTCTGAATAAGATTGGTCAATATAATAGCAGTGTATAATTGCTGTAATAAAATCACTAATAAAGTAAGTTACAGCAATTATTATTAACAACATGAACCATCTGTTTTTTTTTATGTTTTTTATAGATACTGCTAAATCGTAAAGAAAAACTGCAAATATAAATGGTGTAAAATACTGCATAAAATAAATAAAACGATTAGAATAAATCCATTCTTTTTTAGAAAGCAAATTACTTTCCTTAAAAGAAGAAAAGGTATTTGACATCTTAGACTCGCTTTATATAGGGAGATACTTTATCTTGCTTGAAGTTTACTTCATTTTTTTATTTTTTTTTTTAGATTTATTTGAAACCTCGACTGTGCCTTCGATATCTGCCACTAACTTATTGAGTTCTTCGTCAGTTGTATTATCAGTAACAGGTCGAATAAATGATTTCATTTGTGTACCATCTTCTAAAGATCTATATACATAATGATTAGGGTTGTTTGTATTTTCGATTACAAAATTGGCTTGTTTCTGTTTTTCCAATAATTGTTGTTCTTTTTTCTTAGCTAATTTTGCACGTATACGGTCTTTAGTAGATTGCATTTTAGACATTCTATCGATTGCATTAGTATCCACTCTGGCATTTTTACCAAACATATTCATCATTTGTTCCATACCAGGCATACCTTCCATACCACCCATACCACCCATGGTTTTTGCCAAATTCTTGAACATATCTTTTGCGTTTTTCGTATCTCCTCCACCCATATCTTTCATTTTTTCAAATATATTTGCGGTTTCTTTCATAATGTCTTCTTGAGACAAGTCACCGCTGTCCATTTTATCTTTAAACTTTCCATGAATCTTTTCCATAATATTTTTAAGTTTACTCGGATTTTTCATAATTGTTTGGAAAATTTCGGAAGTTGCGTTATTTTCATTTAGGTTTTCAAAATCGATACCAAAAGAATCTTTAATATCTTCACTCAATTCTTCTATGAGTTCAGATGTTAAACTCCCTAGTTTTTCTCCAAAAAGGCCTTTAATATGCTCGTGAATATTTTCCGCATCTGGTAAATTTTCAGGATTAAAAGAAGGTTCTTTTTCTTTTTCTTTTTCTTTTTCTTTTTCTGTATTATTATTATTATCACTTTCATTTGAGAAAATTTTGTCAAACATTTTATTCATATTATTTTGCATTTCATCTACATTTCCCATTTCTTTTGTAAAGCTTTCTGCAAATTCTGTAAAAGATTCATTCATTTCGGTTTCGGTTTCGGTTTCGGTTTCCATTTTTTCTTCGGGGTCATCACTTGTCTTTGGAACAGTCTCTTCTACAGTGGTGAAAAAATTGCCAATATCTTTCATTGCATCTGCCAATTTACCATGCAATTCTTTTTCGTCCATTCCTTCGAACATACTTGCTGATTCTCCAAAAGTTTCACTTTCTTTAACACTACCAATAACTGAAAAAAGAACTAATTGCAAATACTTCCAAACTGATTGTTTTGTATTTTCAGTGACACCTTCCATATTGTACAATCTAGAAAAGTTTACATTTGGTAACATGAATGTTTTATCGGCGTTAGAGATTTCAAAGAACTCGTCATTTTGGTATAATATTTGAAAGAATAATTCAGGATAAATATCGAGACAATATTGGTACAGTTCTAACCACTCCATATCGGTAGTTTCTTTCGTATATTTTGACCAAAGTGAAGAATATTCTGGAAATGTTACTGTCAATGCTTGGGTGAAGTCAATGATAAGAGAAGGGAACTTCTCTGGATATGTAATATCATCGGTTTCAAGATTGTGATTTGTTGACATTATATAAGTAAAAAAATAACAATTTGTTCTTTTATACTTTATTTAAGATAAAATTATTGTTTAAAACGAACGTATTATTTTATTTGTATGCAAATAATTCATTTAATGAAGAAAATATATAGTACATAAATTGTGTTTGAATTATATGCTATAACAATAATGGTGGGGTGTTGTCGTGTGGTTCAATAACTTTATAGTTGTATAATTTATTATATTGTTGTACGAGATAAATGACGATGGTCTCTATCGGTTGCTTGTGGTCTCTGCATTGGCATTACTAATGAACTTTGGTCTTGGCAGTATTTCAAATATCCAATGGCTTCGTTATATACATTTTGTACTGCATAATCTAATACAATTTCATTTAGGCGTTCTACTTGTGATGTAACCGATTCACTTGTGTTGAACTGACCATACTGTAAAAATACACTTCTCATAATGATTTTCAAGTTATCTATATTTTGAGGCGGTACAACTAGTTGTTTCTCTCCAGACATACGATATACACCTGCACGTAGACCATTTTGTACAATTTGTATATTTCCTTCAGAGAAATACACTTGTGCTAAAACGTTTTCTTCTAATATTCCTTCTAATGGCTGTCTATATTCGGTCGTTTTATTCCGAATAGATATTTTTTCAGCCATTTGAAAACGCACATTAGGGTCAGAATCATCTAAAATGTTAATTCTACCGTTATATCTCTCATTATCTAGTATTTTATCTACTGGTTCATTGAAAGAAGTCATATTTTCCTAATTATAGTTTTTATTTAGAAATAAATATCGTTTTTGATGTGTAGAAATTATATTTACTGTTTATATAGGAAATAAAATATATAGTACATAAATAATGGACAAATTCTATACTATAACAATAATTGTGGCTTTCGTTATTTTGGTAATTGCTTTAATCGGTTTAGGAATCCTTCTACAAAACAATGAGGCTTCTACAGAATTTCCACCAAAACAAAATACGTGTCCTGACAATTGGACGGTAAGTGGAGAGTTTTGTAATTGGGATACTAACCATTTTTTTATAGGTGATTTAAGCACAACCGATAGTACGTCTGGTTCCTTCAATAGTATTTCAAATGATTACGTTGAACCTTCTTCTGATGGTATTAGATTCAAAGATAATGTACTTCGATGTGATAAAAAGAAATGGGCAAACAAAAATCGTATTATTTGGGATGGTGTTACGAATTACAATCAATGTTGAAAAAAAATATAAGTTGAAATCAAATCAATCGTATACATATATTTTTACGGTATGTCTACTATGTCTAGTATTTCATCTGACCCCCAATCGAGAGATTCTGCTTCATTTACGGATGGTGGTATAGAATCTTCTTCGTTTTCTTGATAAAAATCTTCACCTAATGCATCGTTTTCGCCTTCTGTTTCCTTTTCTTCTTCTTCGTCTTCTCTATTTAGTTTTCCGAAATGTTCGACACTCAGCTTTCCTTCTAGTAATGTATCGACTTTGCTAGCTATTACGGGATATTGATACAGTACAAATTCATTAGACTCTATATCTGCTTCCAATTGCATAATGTCATATGTCTCACGTTGTATATATTGTGCTAAAGGTCTTATTTCATTCATTTGTATAGTAACTGCTTCAATTAATAAATCTTCATCTTGATCTTGTAACATCAGTTTTACAGTTTCTAGTTTTTCTTGAATGGTTTTCGCTTTCTGTAGAATCATTTGTTTTTTGTGTTCATTGTAATAGCAATCATTATGCGTGTCTAAATATGATTTCAAGTGAGTACTGTACAATTGAAAGAGTTTCATATTTTTTTCAAAAGACGTTTTCGTATATTTGTCATCAAAATATTGAAACAAAGAATTCATTTTTCCTTCAATAAATCGTTGCTTCAAACCTTCCATATATTCTAAATATTCGTACAACATTTTTTCTCGATTTTCAAAAAAACCACGATGAATAATAATTTTCCAATCACATTGTTGTTCATTACTACAAAATGCCTGATATTGACTTGAAGTAATTTGGAAAAGCATACCACCTTTACCTCCGCAACCATGACATGGAGGTTTATCATTTTTAAATTTTAATTCTTTTTTAATTTTGTGATGCAAAGGAAAATACTTATTATTATTGTAAAACATTCGTGTTTTTGTGAAAGTTTCATTCAAATTTCTTCTACTCTTTCGTATTGCGGTTTCGTATTTTGATTTCATACGGAAATATTTGTCCACTTTTTCCTTGTATGTATCTTCCATGACTATGTAATCGAAAGTATTGTTGGTTTTCTTCAAAGAAACAATAACATTTGCATAATCCCCGTGAACAACCGTATCTGGAACGTGAGTCAGTTGTAATTTATCAGTATTATTATTACAGTACAATTCTTTTAATCGCTTGGTAGTATACAAATCTAATTTTTGTAGGTGATTGTATTCGCAATGCAATATTTCTAAAGATTCAGGAAGATTGTCTAGAACTGTAAGATGATTATGTGATACATTTATCGATTTTATTTTATCACACGATAAAAATTCGACTGTCTTTAGACGATTATGCGAAACGTTTACTGTAATAAGAGTTTTCGGTAATCCATATAATTCAGTGACGTCATTGTACGGTATGTCCAAAATTTCGACTTCATTCGGAATATTTTTGAGTTCATTAATTTTTCCTTTTGAGAAAAAAAGAGATTTCAATTTGTGAAAGTTGTATTTTTGCAGTATAATTAAATCTACAGCACCTCTCATACTTGGAAACTGTAGTTCATTTGTTTGTCTATTCTGTTTAGGAAGCCAGTCATTCAAAAAAGCGTTTGCATCAAATGAGTCAATCGTCTCCAACTCTGTTTCGCGATAAACTGGCGGTATTTCATCTTGTACTAAATCATTGACACCAATATTTACTTCTTCCATTATGGATTAGTTATATATTATATTGAGGAAACAGAATATGCTCGAATGGATACACTCTTGTGATGAATGTAAGTATATCTGCCGATATAGAAATAGCAGGTGACCACGAACGTTCATTTTGGTCATTATGGTTCTGTACAATATATTTATAGTAGTCTTCAATTGTTAGTCCTCCATTTAGTACATTTACGTTATGTGTAATAGAGTATAATCCCCAAATAGGAGGGTCAAACGGGAAAGAAGTATTTGAATATTTTATTTGAAATGTAAGTTCAATATATTCGCCTAAATAATTATGAATATGGTCACAAATTTCATCAGGCAAATGTTTAAAGTCATATTTAATAGAAGGTGCTTGTTGATACTGTATAACAATATATATAGTATCATTTTGACGTAATTCTATATCAATATGAGTATTTCCTTCTCCTATTTGAAAGAAGTCATTAAATGTGTTGTATTGTTTGAGTTGTTTTAAAAAGTTGTAATATCGAGCTAAAACGACTGATGACATTGTAATTTATTATTTTAATTAATTGTGTGTAGATACATATCCCAAATCGTTTATTCAATTTTCTTAAGAATAAACAGGAACTTGAGTAGAATATATCAATGGTTCATTTGATATAGCACTTTGTGGCATTGGCATACGAGTAATACTATTGTGAGACAAGAACTTTTCTTTCTGATATTCAAGTGCTCTTATTTTTTCGAGTATGTATTGTTGTTCCATTATAGATTGTGTCTCTCGTTCTTGAGGGGTTTTCTTCATCTTTGCGCAAAAGTATAATGTAATAAAAACAATAATGATAAATGTCACAAAAACAGTAATATTGAACACCCAATAATATGATTTAACTCGGTTTTCGTGGCAGTCTTGTAACTTTTTTAATAAAAAATTGCCAGTGTTTGATTCGATTAATCTAGGAATATCGTATAAAGATTGTTTAAAGTTCATTAATTTGTCTTTGTTTTTACAGTAAACAATAATTTGTTTGATTTACTGTAAAATAATAAAATAATTTGTTCATGTGGTACTTAGTAGAAACAATACAAATGTGTATGAGAGAATTGCGGTTATGATGGCGACAATCCATATAGGTATTACAGTTTTATGTTTATATCCTAGACCGAAAGGACGAAACCCTCCATTTGGCAAATATGCGATACCAGGTTTCATAATATGGAATATTGTAAATAAAATGAGGAATAATAAAATGGATAATTGTAATTTGTATATTCTTACTACTTTTCTTGGAATCCAAGCCATATTATCCTATATGATGAATTGATATACTTTTTATGTGGATATAATAAGCGGTCTAATCACCGTGTTGATATATATCGGATAAATCGTCGTCTTCTTCATTTGGTCCTTCATCTGCCATTAAGAGTGCATCTTCTTCTTCGTCAAAATTACGACCGATTCCTTGAATATCGAATAAATTCTCTTCATTTTCTTGTCCATATTCTAGAATTCCGTGTTCTTCCATTTCTTCTTCTACTAAATCGGCAAAAAGGGTGTCCGTGTCTTTGTGTACGAGTTCTGTTTCTTCAAAAAAGTTTTCGACTTTTCTTCCGTATGTAACTAAATCCTTTTGATTCATAAAATATTTGCCTAAACGCATACGTTTCATGAGTACTTCTGTATCAAAAATGTCTTTCCCTTTTTTCCGTAAATCAGAAAAGTATTTCTTT